TGGGGTTCAAGTACTCGTGGGTGGCGTTTCCCTCTGTCAGAAACTCTGGGTTGTATACCACATTGTTTCGTTTGTATTTAGATACAATATCTGGTGTAATCGTTGACTTAATAATAATAATTGCGTCTGTGTCTTCTAGTCTTGCCATAACTTTCGTAAGAATAGAATCGTCAATACGACCCCCAACTCCCATGGGAGTGGGAACGCAAATAAAGATAAAGTCAAAACAATCATGATCAATATCGTGAAGTTCTCTAGCATATTTTGGATCCACTATTGTCTTTGTTACAGACGGATGTTCAAAACCATAGTCTACTGCTTGACCCACGAACCCATGGCCCACAATTAAAATGTTCATGCGGTTTTTACTCTTTCTCTCAAATCACTGGACGAGAAGCGATGCTCTCTTTTATTAAAGTATATCTCAATCCCTCGTTGAGCACAAGTGGCTCTTCCAGTAAATTTACCGTCTTTATATTCCTCACCTATAATGCGAACGTCAATGTGAAATAGCTTTAGAATGTCTTCTAAGTCAGTTTCAGTCTCATAAGGTATAATCTCATCAACATACTTCACACCTTGTAGCTGAGTCCATCTCTCAACTAAGGTCTGGACAGGGGGGTTCTTTTCAGCCCTGTCCCGAGCCGGATTAACTTGCAATGCCACTATTAGATAGTCGCACTGATCTTTGGCCTCTCTTAACATGGCTATGTGACCTGCATGTAGCAAGTCAAAAGTTGAGGCTGTAAATCCTACGATCATGCGTAACCCACCGTCTCTCTGACAATGTCGTTGTGATTAAACTCAGCCCAGTATAGCTCAAATGCAACACCATCTTCTAAACACTCAAATTGATGATACACTCCTGGTTTAACTTTAGTGTATTGGCCAACTTCAAGAATGGTTTCATCGACTAGATCATAGTCGTTTTGCCAGACACGAATAAGCATCCGGCCAGACTCGACATAGAATCCATTCCA